TGCGAATCGTGCTGCGGTGGCCGAGCCTTCGGAATGAAATCCTCTGCGGTCGGCGGCTTGCCTCTTTTCGGATCGGTGTACGGTGCCATCGCGATCGATGCGAGCAGTCCTGTCTGGAGCCACGGGTCGGACAGCGGCACGAAGTACCTCGTGTACGCCATCCACTCCGATAGCTCCCGCGAATCCATCCGCTCGCATAGTTCGCGAACGGTCATCCGCAGATGCCCCGCCAGCGCGAAGAGAAACCTCCGCGAAGGCGAGGCGTTTAGTTTTTTGCCAACTGCTCGACATCGGCCTCCGTCATGTTGTTATGCTTGAGCGCCGAGTCGAAGAGCCGACCGACGACCGCACCGCTGCGGCTCGCGAGCGCGACGACCTGGGCACGAGTGAAGAGCAACTCGCCCTTCTCATTGCAGAGGCAGCGGGCGAGGTACTCGGAGCGGAAGTTCTCGATGCCGGAATCTTTCTTGCCAATCCACAGCCGCTCATAGGAGTCACGCTCGCCGACGCTCATCACGCGAATGAACACGTCACCGCCCCACTCGGGCACGGTGATCGGTCCCATGAGCCCGGCGTCGTTGCTCGCGAGAATCTGCTCTGCCGTCAGTGTCGCCATGTGTCACTCACCTCACGATGGATACGTAGCGGTCACGCCGACCGTATCCATCACTCTGAACCGGTGGTCAAATTGCCAGACGCCGTTGAGCTCGCCACGAACCTCGGCACCGAGGTAGACGCAGTCCGCATCGAACACCGTGAACGTGCTCGATGTGGCGGTGCCTTGGTCGTCCTGCGCCGTCACGGTGAGGCGAGCCCGCACGCCGTACTGGCTCTCAGGCACCGCCGTGCGGGTGAACGCAGGCAGCGTGACCTCGCCCAGGTCGAGGGTCCACCGTGCCGTGCGAGCGGCAGGCATATCGCGGACGAGATCGAGCGTGACGCTACTGACTTGCTGGACGGCGGTGCCGCCCCACGTGACAGCAACTCCCGAGACTCGCGTAGCCATGACGGACCTCCGTCACGGTCAGCGAGCCACGGTGATCGTCGCCTGGCCACGGATCGCGTCGTTCGTCGCGAGCGTCAGCGTGCTCGACGACACGGTGGCGGCCTTGCCGTTGATTAGCGTAGTGCCGCCGGTCGTGATCGTGATTGTGCCCGTCGCAGCGTCGAGGATGATCGTCTTGCCGAGGTAGTCGAACGTGACCGAGCGGCCCGTGCCGCCGTCGTCGGCCGGGATCACGAGCGGACGGCTCAGCGTCGCCAGCGTCTCGCCGGTCGTCTGCCCGAGGTGCCCCACGTCCACGGTCGCCTCGGCGGCGGCACCTGGGTTCGCATTGCTGATGACGATGTTGGTCACCGTGTAGACGGTGCCGAACAGGTTGAGGACCGTTCCGGCGCCGTCATGGGGAGTCGAGGGGTTGCTCACGGATCAGGTCTCCTGCCAGAGGATCGTGTACGTTTGCGTGACCGAAAACACCGGAGGCAGGTCGCCACCTGCCAACTGTACGAACCCGTCCTGCTCGTTCTGCAGCGCGACGTGTCGCACCGATATTGATGATGACACGGCATTCCCCCACCCATCCAGTTTGGAGCGGCAGGCGTCAGCCAGCTCTCGGACGGCTTCGTAGGTCTCGGCGTAGAGCTCCAGGGCGAGCGTCACGACAGGCAGCCCGCCACGGGTGTTGCCGAGCGTCGTCTCACGGGTGACCGCCTGACGCCGCCACGTCGCCAGCGGGAGGGCCGCCGAGGCTGGGGCGAGGACGGGGTAGATGCGGGTGCCGAGAATCGCGGCCACCGTCGCGTCGGCGAGCAGGGAGTCGGCGACGGTCTTTTCGGGTGACTTGAATGCCATGTTCGGGATCGGCTTTCGCCTATCCCGAACCTATGGAGTCACACCCCCACCCTTGCAGTTATCAAACGACGAAACATCGGTGTTATCAGAGCGTTCCCGTAGCCGACCGGGTCAGCGTGCTGAGAGCACGCTCCAGCGAGATTCTCAGTTCACGCTGGAGGATCTCGGCGACGGTCGTGCCGACCTCCTCCCACGTCGTCTTCAGCGGCGGCTGGCCGAGGATGCCGCCAGCCCGCAGACCCTTGATCGTGATCGGCGTTGCCGACCGCTTGAAGAACGCTTGCGGGTAGCCGGGCGTCGTCTGCACTCGCTGCCCTTCCTCGCCTCGGGGCGGTCGGGGAGTCGGCTGAATCTTGAACGGTCCGAGCTTATTGAACGACGAGGCGTAGTAGGCGTTCTGCCCGCTCACTTGATGAGCCCGCACAGTCGTGACGCTGCCGCTGCGGTTGCGTCTGGTGTGCGACTTGCGGGCATACGGCGTGTTTGAGAGCTTGTCGATGACGGTGTCTTTCGTGCCTTGCTCCAGCCAGAACTGGTGGAACGCACGGTCCGATCCTTTGCGAACTCGACCGCCCTGAGCCGACTCGCTCGCACCCTTCCCCGCACGCTTGTAGCCGAGCAGCCCGACCGCGTTGCCGTCCTTTGAGTACCGCACGATTTTCACCGATGCCGCACGCTTGAGGTTGCCGGTCGGTCCCTCGGGCGTGTTTTGCTTCAGACGCTCCAGCGCTGGGGCGAGCGCCTTTTTCAGCGCTTCTTCGATGATGCGAGCCTTTTCGGGCGGCTCTAGGATGCGACCGATCGCCGTCTGCAACTCTCGCAGTTCGGCGATCTCTGCCGTGATCGTGATTCCTGCGGTCGCCATCAGTCGATCGCCTCCACGCACAGGAGCTCGTGCTCGGTGCGGTTGTTGTGTTCGAGCAGGCTCGTGATCTCCAGAATCCGACCACGCCACGAGAGCCGCATCCGCTGCGTCAGCCCGGTCACGTATCGCATCCGCACGCGGTGCGTCACCTCGGTCTGCTGCTGACCGGATTGGAGAACCTCGCGACCGGACAGCCCGTCCACGCTCGCCCACACTTCGGCGAACGTGCCCCACGTCTGCACGACCTCGCCGATCGAGTTGCGAGCCTCGGTCGCACTCTGGATCGTGACTCGCTCGCGGAGGCGTCCCGGATCAATCGCCATACATCACCAGCGTGTAGGACGACGTGCCAGCGGTTGCATCCACGCTCACTTGAAGCGAGGTCTCCGTCGAACCGACATCAGAGACGGCACCCTGCTCGGCACGCGACATCACGAGCGGCTTGCCCGTGGCACCGCCGACGCACTTCACGAGCGTCGCGCCGGTCGCCGAAAACACGATCCGAGAGACCGAAGAGAACGACACGGCAGATCCCGACGCCGCCGCGTACCCAGGCGAGGCGAGCGTGATCGTCACGGCTGACGTGCCGCACGTGCCAGAGACGACGGCGACCTTGCCCGACGTGTACTCGCTCGAGGTCTGGAGCGCCACGACCTTCGTCGAGGCTACACCGGTAGCCGACGCCGTGTCGGTGAACTGCGAATCGACGATGATGCGTCCGTTCACGTGTAGCTCCCCCACTTCACGCTGTCGAGCAACGCCTTCACCCCGAACGGCATCTCCGAGAGCGACACGGCATCCGCCGCCATGCGTCGCTCGTACCACTGCCCGACGAGCATGAGGATCGCCGCCTTCACGCGGGGCGAGACCTTGCTGCCGTCGTCGCCACGGCCGCCCCACCACGTGACCGTGACGCTGCCGTAGTCGAGCAGATGGCTCGGCCACGATCCGGCGTAGAGCGTCCGCAGCGTGCCGGGCTTTGAGTCGCGATCGACGCGGTACTCGGTCGTCGAGAGCGTCGCCGTGTTGCCCGCCTCGCTCGCGGTGTAGACGATCGACACCGCCGTTCGTCCGGTGGTCTGGCTCATCGGCGGGCGGGGCAACTCGATCACCGCCGGGAACGCATCGAGCCGCATCACGTACTGCGTGTCCACCAGCGTCTCGTCCATGTACGTCTCGCAGTACTCGCGAGCCGCCGAGATGAGCGCAGCGATGTACGTGTCGTCGGTATTGTGATCGACGCGGATGTGAGCCTTGGCGTCGGCGACGCTCACCGGCTCGACGACCGGCTGCGTGGCGACCTTCAGTGAGCGGTATCGCTTGCCGTCATTCATGGCGTCGCCCCCTGCGTCGTGGCGTCACGTCTGCTCGCTCCGCGACCGGTTCCACCGCTGCCGTCTCGATCAGCGATTGCTGTGTCTCACGCTTGGCGTAGCCCCACGCGAAGAGCCTCGCGGCGAAGGACTCGTCCACCTCGACGAGCTCGTTCGCCTTGTACGATCCGTACGCACGATTCATCCGCACTCTGATTGTCGTCATTCGCCGACCCTCCATGCAGTTTCGGGCGGTCGCTTCGTCCGCTGCCACGCGGTCGTGTGCTGAAACACCGGACCCGAGAAATCCTTGCTCGGCCACGAGATCACGTACTCGCCGTGACCGATGACCACGCGAGGCGTGATGAAGAGGCGGTTGCCGCTCGCCTTGAACTGCCGCCAGAACCAGAGATCGTCGTCGATCCGCCCGTCGCCCCAGCCGCCCTCGGCGTCGGGCTTCGAGTGGAACCAAGGTTTCAGCGTTCGCCGCAGCGCCCTGGTCGAGATGATCGTGCAACCGAAATGAGCCGTATCGACCTGCTGCACCGGTTCGGCGAACCAAGACAGCGGCAGTTCTGTTTTGCCGTCGGCGGGCGGGTCGTCCATTGTGTCAAGGAGCGTGAGCATCGGACGCCCGTCCTCGCGTTTCGCCTGGATCGGGGCGAGGGCGTCGCATTGGCACGTCATCGCGATCGCAAAGAGACGCTCGATGTCCGAACGGGTCACGAACGTGTCGTAGTCCAGCGTGATGATGTACTCGGTCGTCGGGGCGAACTCTTCGAGCATCCGGGTGAGCACCTGCGCCCAGAACGCACCCTGCCCGAGCGTCGGGCGAATGTGCAGCGGCATGAGGCTCTCGATGAACGCGAACACATTCGTCAGCGGCCCGAACCTCGGAGCCGACAGCACCGCCTCGGCACGCACCTCGACCGACGTATCGCCGACCTGAACGATCACGCGTCACCCTCCAAAGCGAAACGGCGGGCGGCTCGTCGCCACCCGCCGCTCACTGTGTCGGTCGTGTCAAGCCGGATCAGCCGCTGACCGTGGCGTTGACGTTCTTCGACGAGGCGCTGACCGGGCCGTCGTTGCCCTTGCCGAGCCGGGCGACCGTGTAGACGGTGCCGGTCGTGTAGGGAGTCGCGGTCAACTTCAAGTACCGCTTTTTCCCACGGCAATCCACGTCCATCCGCACGACCACGTCGCCAGCGGTGGCGGTCGGCGTGGGCAGCGTGAAGCCGCCGGTGCCGCCACCGACGAACGCCGTCACGTCGCTGTAGTCCGAGTTGTTGTCGGACTCGCTGAGCTTCAGCACCGTGAAGGACGCCTGCGAGGTGAAACCCGCGTTCGTCCACGGCTCCTGGGCAACGTCGAGCGACACGTACTCGTAGCCGAGACGGTCGATCACCAGCGTGTGGGTCTGCGCCGCCGTCAGGTTCTCGGTGTGGCCGACGACGGACTTCGTGGCTTCGAGATGGTTCACTGTTCAGATCTCCTCGGAGGGTTGAAAGTCAGTCGCCGTATCAGCCGAACTTGAGAGCCACGACCGGGCCAGCCTTGCTCGTTGAGCCCACGTCATGCACGACGATCGCGTTGCGGGTCGTGGCGAACGTGAGGGTCTGGTCGTACTCGATGTACCGCTCGGACGCCGTGCGGATCTGGATCGCCCGACGCTCGCCGTAGACGGCGGCCTGCGAGAGGTCGCCGAAGAGGCAGGCCACCTCGCCGCTCGAATCGTCGAGCGAGGAGTGCATCGCCGAGACGAGCACGACCGGGTATCCGAGGAACCTCTCGCCGAACCCGGCGGCCACGTCGCTGGACGAGTTGCCGCCAGGGCCGCTCGCACCACCGGGGAGCATCGCGAGCCTGAGCATCGCAGCGCCCCAGCCGGACGGGGAGATGTAGAATCGGGCGTTCCGCCGAGCATAGGTGGGCAGCTTCGCCACCATGTCGGTGAAGTTTTTCATGGTCAGTTCGCCGTAGGTGTCCTCGGTGCCGTTGGTCGTGGTGAC